CAGCAGCTCTTAACTTTACAATGTTATTCAGCTGAAACTGTTTGGTATCCAGTGCTTTGGTAATACCAATAAATTTGTTTCTTAACAGTGCAAACTCATTAATAAGGTGCTGTTGGTCCACAACATCAGGATCACCGTCTACATATTTTTCTGCATCACGGCTACTTAATGCTTTGTTGTAGTTTTCAAGAAACTTGCGAAACTTGGCGCTTCTAATCTTGCGCATTTCAATATTAAGGTATTCTAAAATACTCTCAATTTCCTGCAACTGGCTAAATCTGTTCTCAACTACGCCTGGCATATCTCTACTATGTTTTTCAATATTACCACGTAGTGAAATATCCTTACGTGCTTCAGTTAATTCAGTTTCATAGTAGTCAATGGCTGGTACGATGTTGGCTAAATCTTGTTTAATGCGAGTTAACCAATTAGTCATAGATTTTACCAATCCTCGTGTTCAAGTTCTTCATACTCATCTTCAGGAACATATTCTTTAAGAGCACGATCCAGTGTTTCGCAAATACCAAACAGTTCAAGTGCGTTTTGCTCTAAATCGCAAAGTGCGTTTTGATCTATTGTACTTAAAAAATGTTCTGCTGCCTGTAAACGTTCTTTTTGTGGAATATAATTTTTTAGGCTAGTCCAAATCTCCACCAGACTAGCCGCTTCTTGTGTACTTGACATATAAATCTATTCTCCGTTAGGTATTAAATTTTCATCAAGGTTATTTAGTTCTTCAGTGTCATTTTCCTCAATTACACTATCAGCTTCAGTATCGTCCCACTGATCCATAATTAAGTCAAGACATCCGCCTTCATTACGTTCCCATGCTTTACGGAATTGGATTAGTTCTTCTCCAGTTTCCTTGTTTAGGTAACGCAAACGGTTGCCAGTTTTGGTTAGGATGCCTTTACCTTCTGCCAAGTCTACCAAACCACTGTATGGCGACATACCTGTCTCATAAGGGATTTCTACCTGTACACTTTCGAAAGGTTTTGCGTAACGTGTTTTCATAACTTTACACGCTGCACGGATACCATGTACTTCGCTTGTTTTGTTGCCATCTGCGTCTACTTTTAGTTTTAGTTTACGCATCGCAACAACAATACTTGAAGCATAGATAAAGCCTTGTCCGCCACTAATTTTATCATCTGGATCAAACATATCTTGTGATGCATATGTGTGGTTAGTTGCTACTAGTCCAACATTGTAGTCGCCAAACATGTTAACACAGTTACGAACAAGTGCTGTAAGTGCTTTGGGCTTACGTCCCAAGTCACCTTTCAAGTCACCTTTTTCAAACTGATTAATGTCTGTAGGCGTTAGCATCATACCTAGCGAGTCAATTACAAACAATACTTTAGGACGATCTGTGTCTTCTTTATCAGCATATTGTGATTTATAGTCTTTCATAAACTCGTTAATAAGTTTAGCAACATCATCAATCATTGCTACGTTAAGTTTAAGAAGTTTTTCTTCACTAGTGTCAACATCTAGTGCATGTAGCCAGGCTTCATCAAGTGCGTTTTCAGTATCAATTAGCACAACAAAAATGTCTTGTTTTTGTGCTTCACGTACCAAGTTGACACTACAGATAAACGATTTACCTGCACCACTTTCACCTGCAAATACTGAAACTTTACCTAGTGGTACACCTTTACGAAAGTCTCCACTTAGCAGTTTGTTTAGTGTATAATTGCCTGTTGAAATCCAAGTGTCAGGATCTCTAAACCCAGTACTAAGCCCAGGCACACTCTTCGTAATACTTTTACGGAATTTACTTACATCAAATGGTCTTGCCATATTATTCTCCTATTATGAAAAAGTAGGGGGAAATAAATCCCCCTACAGCCGGATTAGCCTTTACGGGCTCTGATTGCAGCAAGAATATCTTGTGCACTTGCTTTGCCTTCATCAGCAGCCGGAGCAGGAGTAGGCTCTGGTGTTGCTGCTGGTGCTGGATCTTGCCATCCAGTATCACTCACTGTTTCTGCTACTGGAGCAGGTGCAGGTTGCGGTGCTGGTGCTGCAACTGGTGCTGGTGCGCTTGCATTCATATCAATTTGTACACCAGCTGGGCGATAAAAATTACCCCAGCGTGAAGGATCATATAGTTGACCGTCTACACTAGCTTCAAACATTTCAAAGATTGCATTAATCTCCTCTGCGCCTGGTTTCTTGGGCATAAAGTCTTCCAAGTTAAACAAGCCATGTTCTGCTACTGCATTACGCTCTGCTTCACCTAAACTACGCTCACGACGTGCCCAGTTTGATGTAGAGTAGTCTGCATATTGACCTTTTTGTGTCTTTGTAAGACGGAAGTCAGTACCTTGATCATAATCAGTTGGCAGCTCTGGAAAGTCTGGATCCATAAGTGCTGCTTTGATAATGTTAAAGATACTTGGATTAATAATAAATCTGCGGATTGGATTTTCTGGTGTTGAGTCCTCTTGGATTGGACTATCAACTACAAATCCTTGGAACAAATAACTACGCTTTTTCCAATACTTGCGAGCCATATCTTCCATACTTGGGTCTTTAAACCAAGGACGGATCTCTGCATGAATTGGACAGGTTTCGTTCCACATTTCCATACAAGGCACTGTTACTGTACATGCTTTGTGTTCATCTCCACCAGCTACGCCACTGAAAGGAATACGAATCATTTGACGCTCACGCCAAAAGTAAGTATTAGTGTCATCGCCATCTGGGAGGAATCTTAGTGTGGCTGACTGTCCTTCTGGAATATTCCAAAATGCATAAATGCCATTGTCACCACCACCTTGTTGTGATCTGTTGTTACCACGGTTTTCTTGTTCAAGAAGTTTTGCTCTGATTTCTGCTAAAGTTGCCATAATTTTTCTCCATATTAGCCTTTGTTTGTTTGCCTAAGTTTTTGCCTAGTGTGTGCGATATCAACTTATGCAATATCACACACTATATAAGAAGTTTTGAATAATGTCAAGTGTTTATAGTAAAAAATCTTCTGGATCAAATTTACTAAATGACTCAACAATGTTCTCCACCACTGCTTCTTCTGTGCCTACTGACACATTTTTAGACTCTTTAACATTAGCATTATTTTTAATGAATGTCAAGAGTTTAATTGATAGTTCTTTTTGTTTTTTATCAAAGTCATGCATATCATCACTTAACTGTGCAAGCATGTTGCTCAGTTCATCGTCTGTTACATACTTTGAAAGGTATCCTGAGAACGCTGACATCTTGGCAACATTGTTACTAAAACGTAGGTTCTCAGGATTATCAGGATCGTTAGGATCAAGCTCTTTGCGTAATTCTAACTTATCTTTACTATTAATGACTTTGTTAATAATATCTTTAAGACGAGTCTCACGACTTTCTTTTACTTTAATTTCTTTCACTACTCGGGCAACGTGCGGTAATGCATCGGCGACATTTTCGTCAAACTTGCGTACGGTAAATTGGTCGCGAAGGGTGTCAACACCATCCTCTTCCAAAGCTGATCTTTTGTCTTCAAAATTCTCAACGTACTTAGTATAGCCTTTAGTGCCACTGAGTGACTTGAATTCTTTCTTGATGTTATCTAAACGTGAACTAACACCTTCAATAACATCTGCTGTATCTTCACTGACTAGTGAATTCTTTTTGGCATAGTTACGGAATTTTTGTAACTCTGCAAATTCTTCTGATAGTGCAATAATATGCTCCCCAATTATATCAAATGGTGTACCGCCTTCTTTAACGTGACGTGTCATTGCACGAGCTGCTGGAAGGTTGTTGTTAGGGAATTTAAATCTTTCGCCCTCGTTATTTTCAATAAACAAGCTATGGATATTTCTACTACGTGATCCACGAACTTCCTCATCTACATTTTTACGGTGTTTGATAATAAGGCGTGCATTTTCCAGTGTCTGATAGCTGCTTTTTGTGCTACCATATGCTTTGCTGAAACCTTCTTTAACTTCCATTGTACCTTCCTTTTTAGCCAAAAAAGCAAAATCCTTGGGTTCAATATCCTTGCCAAATGTTTTTAGCGTGTACTCGATAATGTTACGAGTTGCTAAATTACGGATACTGTCAAGCATAGGACGGATTGCTTTTAAGTTTGTTGATTTTCCTAGGTTAACTTTGATCTCGTCGTGCTCATCGTTACTTTCCAAATTAATCATAATCTTTTCATCACCGATATAATAACGGCGTGCTTCTTCTGGATCTACACTGCTTTTACCCTCAGCCGTGAATAGCTGGACAGCGTAACCGTTGCCTTTGATAATTTTAAAAAGTTGAGTACTTACTGAATCAATATTAACTGCCATACACTTATTTATACTTTTTGTTAGATTAAGCCTATTGGCATTGGTGCTACATAATCGTCCTGAAAACTATCACGCATATCTTCAAATGTGTTTTCATCATATTGACTTATAA